GAGTCCATGATAGATAGCGGACATATCACCAACACGCGCTTGATACGGCCTTGGTTCATTAAGAAATCTGCCGCCCATATAGCACTGGCTGTCTTGCCTGTGCCTTGCTCGTTAAAGCAAAACGCACGTTTGTTGAGTGTAAGGAATCCTGCGGTGGTCTTCTGGTGCTTGAATGGTTTGTGCTTACCTGTCCACCTGTATTTACCCTCTATAGGCGACGGTGCGTTGATGTTTAGGTTTTTGAGTACGTGCGCCTCATCCACACCCCAGTTGACTACAACACGATTGCCAGACAGTTCTTTGCTTTTTGGTATGACATCAGTGACTCTGCGCGGGTCGCGTAAGCGCATAAGCAGAGCTTTCCCTTCTACAACTTTCATTACGTGCCTCTAACCTACCCACTTGTACCACTTGGTTCCGTTTTTAACATCAATAAGAATGTAACGCTGTTTCACGTTGTAGACTGTCTGCACTGGCACATCAACTTCCTTTGCAATGTGCATAGACGGGATACATTGCTCTTGCAGAGTTAGTATCTGCATAATTGTAGAGTCCTTCATCGGCTCTCTTTTTTCGGGCAATGTTTTTGGTCTTGGGGGCTTTTCTTTTTTATGCCATGCTTGTTGTGATTTTATCGCCGCTAATAACATATTCATCATTTGGTCTCCTTAAAGTCCCGCCTTCGACCACGCGGACGGGGACGCGCTGCAATCGGCGAGGGTTCGCCTTGGTCTAAACAGTCCCGCCTTCGACCACCCTGACGGGGAAGGGCTTAGCTGACCTCTACCTGCAAGACTTGAGCAAAAAGGTATTGGCCTCGGTCTTATTAGTCCCGCCTTCGACCACGCGGACGGGGACGCGCTTACCACAAACCCAGTCAACAAAGGAGAAAACCAAGGTCTGTCGGTCTAAACAAGCCCGTCTTTCGGCCACACTGACGGGTAAGTGCTAAACAGGTAGGATATACCTTGGCCTTATCTTGTTCGCTTTGGCCTTTTGCCGTTACGACTTCTATTTTTGCTGGCGCTTTCTATGCGGACGCCATGCTTATTGCTCCCCCCTTTACTGAGCATCTTGTTGTGACTGACATCTTTGCCCTCACGCTTATCTGCTCTGCCATCCTTATTGGCATCACGCCCAGCTTTATCCATTGCTCGTCTAGCGCGTTGGCGCTCCATACGAGCTTCATGTGCTTTGCTGCCCACTGGTGGGTTCTTCTGTTTTTTCCTATCCGCTTTATTTTTATAAGGCATTAGTTCTTTCCGTTGTGCGGACACTCTAATACGGGACACCATGCTTTACACAACCCGCTAGGGTTTGGGTTCCACGTATCATTCTCAAAAGCTATTTCCATATCTCTGTACTTATCTAGCCACTTGACCCACAGCCTATCTTCTTCGTCTACCGTGTAACGGTCTCGTATAAGATCGTTGCTGACTACAAACAGCAGCCCTGCTCTCACGGTTTCTACTTCGGGGTAGTGTTTGAACGTAGCCATCGCCATCAGTTCTAGCTGCCCCTTGTCTGCATATCTTGCCGACTTTCCTGTCTTGTAGTCAATGACCCAAGCTAATTTATCTTCACTATTTAATATCAATAAGTCCGCGATACCACGAAACCATACGTTACGGGCAAAGAAGTTACATGCTTCTAGGTCTTCAGTCAGACCCATCTTTATCTCGCACAGTTTCTCGCCTTTCTTAGCGTTCAGCGCATCAAGCACACCCTTGGCGTAGTTAAAGCGTGGGTCTAGTTCACCTCCATCACGAATGTACTCTTCTGCGGCTTCGTGAAAAGCTGTTCCATACAACGTAGCCTCAGACTCTCTGAATGGGTACTGCTTGAGCACTTTTTCGTGGTAGAACTGTTTAGGGCACTGTTGGAATGCCTTAACTTTACTGAACGACCACGGCGCTACACTCATGCGGACGTTAGATTTGGTGCCTTCAAAGTTTCTTTATGGTCAGCCCAAAATATGTCATCAGACAAAACAAAGTTAGGCGATACTTGCGCCCACTCAATCCGTAAGTTGGGGAACCGTTCTCTGTGACGGTGTAACGCCTCATACATGACTTCCATATTCATATAGTTGCCATCCATATAAGGTGTGCCAATGAATAGGATTACATACTTCATTATTCACAGTCTCCATAAGCCACTGCTACGCCACTTTCGCACGCTAGAGGTAGCCCCTTTGCCCACTTCGGTACGTAGCGCATACACTTCTCAATGTATTGTTTAGCTTCTTCGGCCTCATCTTTCAGCACACACCCAATAACTGAGTCGTGCACAGTTAGAACTGCGCGGTACTTCTTTGCTATAAGTAGCATCTGCTCACCAATTATACAACGAGCTAGGGCTTGGCAGACGTTCTCTATCACCTTGCCACCATAGATCCGCGTTCGGCCTCGGCGTGTGTTATAGGTGTACTCAACCCCCTGCGCGTTTTGCTCGGCTTGTAGATCGTCATAACGCATTAGGAGGTTAGATGGTAGGCATATCGCCCTTTGCTTTCCTATAACTTTAACCACACCCTCTTTGCCAAACTGCACCGTATCGCCGCGCTCCATGTTAACAATCATGTTTTGAGCTTCACGCCACACATGGCTGATTCGCCAGTTAGTGTCTCGGTAGATGTTTATGATGCGCCGCGCCTCGTCCAGTTCTATGTCTGTACCAAACGTCTTTAGCTGTGCTTGAAACTTCACCGCACCCATGCCATAGCCAGCGCCAAGTATTGTGGTCTTACCTACGAATCGCTGTTGCTTGTCCACTTGATCTTCCGGTATGTCGTAGATCCGTGCGGCCATCTTGACGTAGACATCTTCCTTGTTGCGGAAGGCTTCGGTCAGATCATCTTGCCCCGCAAACCATGCCAACACACGCGCCTCAATCTGCGATGAGTCACAGTCAATCAACGTGTAGCCGTCAGGTGCGACTATACTTCTCTTTAACATCTTACCGTCAGGCCCACGACTCGGTAGGTTCTGTAGGTTGATCTTGTCATCCCCACCCCACCGACCAGTGTGTGCTGCGTAGTACCTCACAGGAACCGGCAAAGTTCCACGCTTCGCAATGTCTATGAAACGCTGCGTCCGTGTCTCTTCCAACGTGCTCTTGTTACCCAGCCGCGCGGCCACTAACGCTTGCACCTCTGCATTTTCGTGCTCTATAAGGCTCTTGAAAGCCTCATCGGTCTTAGCGAATGCGTAGGTCTTTTTGCCGGTGGTTAGACTGATCTTGGTAGGGGGTGTTACACCTTTAGAGCGTAACAATTCTGCAAACTTATCGTTGCTCATCAGCTCCTTGCGATCTTCTACACCAGCATCTCTTAACAACTTATCCTTACGGAGTTTGATGTCGTATAGATGATCCTCAAGTAAATCGCAATCTAGAACTAACAGCGGATGTATAAACATACGCAGAGTGCAGTCGATGATCTTTAGCTCTTGTTTAGGGAATCCCCGCACCATGATGCCAAACAACTTGTAGGTAAGTTCAACATCATTGATGCAGTAATCCCCATAGCGATCTAGCTCATCTTCGGTAAAGCCCTCACGACGTTTACCCAAAGCATTGAGTATCTCAGTGCCTTTCTCCCCTATCTCATAGCGTTTAGCTAAGGCTTTGAGGCTACCACCGACTTCAACTCCGTGTACGGCTCTGCCCATACATAGAGTATCAGCCCATACTTTAGGTTTAATGCCGAACAGCCAAGAAAGAATAGCACCATCAAACATAGTGTTATGTGCCAGAACCATACTGGAAGCCCAATCAAACTCAGCAAGATACTCCGCAAGTTCCGCATGAGTGCCACTAGCCCATTCTGTCGGCCCATTGTTGACCTTTACGCCTACACCTACTATTTCAAACCTAGAATCTCGTATGTATTCTTCGGTTGTCATTTTTGTGAGTGAAAAGTCTTTGTCGTAAAAAGTCTCAAAGTCTAGAGTTATAAGATCCACTACTCTGACTCCTCTACCTCAAGCACCTGCTGTATCTCACACCGCACGATCTTGGGCATCTCTAAAAAGTTACCCTCACCATCTTCAGCAGCAAAACGGGCTTCTTCCTCGTTTTTAGCCTCGACCTGTACGCGCCTACGCACAGTCTCTTCCAGCATGATGTTGTATTTCTTCACGTTACTTCCTCAGTAGGCGTTCGATCTCAGCGTCGATATAGAAGCGGATCTTCTTGGCATCACGTAGCTCATCACTATGCGAGGCTTCACCCATGCGATAACACGCTCGGAATATCTCACCGATCTGCGAGTTCATGTTCTTGTGCGAGATCAAGTCTTGAAGTTCATGCGCTCCATCAGGTAACTCGTAATAGGATGCAGTGCTACCGTCGCTCACCTGTGCACCTTTCTCCTGCTTCGTCACCAACGACGGTGTTTTAGTTACCTGTGGCTCGAGAACACTCTTGTTGGTTTCTTCTGTAGAAGCT